CACAATTTCGTGTGTGCATCTGCTCTAAACTTTGAAGGATTGTTCAACCCATTGAAAGAATGGGTGGGACTATTTGATTATGTGATTGGCAATCCTCCATACAATCGTAACATTCTAAAGAAGGAAGATGTTACCTCTATATTCTGGGAACCGTCCGGTTATACAACAAAATTAGCATATTGTTGCTTTGTTGTTCTTGCTGAGTATATTCTGAAACCTGATGGACAGATTCGATATGTAATGCCTTGTTCGTTTACACATAACGAGAACACTGAGCAGTTCCGTGAATTTTGTAAGGATAAACTAAACATCAAAAGTATGGAAATCCTGCCGAATGATGTGTTTGATGGTATTATGATTAGAACCTGCGTTTTTATTGCAGCAAAGGGGTCACAGCACGATGACATACAACTAAAACGACTGTGGAATGGCAAAGTATATCAAACCACCACATTTTACAATGAACACAATGAGATCCCATTATTCTTGGGTGATGTAAGTAAATCAATCTATCAGAAAGTGATGCAAAACAAAAACGTTTTGACTGCATACAAAGGATGGAATGGTGTGGACAGTTATGCTAAACATAGCAGCAAAGATCCGCAGAAGTATGAGTATCCTTATGTTGATGGATTGAAGAAGGAACCTATCATCTGCTCCACCAAATACCCAGACAAAGTGAAAGCTAAGGTCAATAAAAAGAAGAACAATGTTGGTGTCTATGACAGATTTCATCTGAAGAAGTTACT